TTGAGGACTGCAACGGGTGCAACTGATGTGCAAATCAAAGCAACCGAGGATTACATAACAAAGACCCAATTGGCTACTGGAATTACAGATAATGATTTGCGTGCATCATTCCAGCGATTAGCGGTAACGACAAAAGACACCGCCAAGAGCCAAGACATTTTAAACCTTGCCATTGATGTTTCAAAAGGCACTGGGAAGGATTTATCAGTTGTCACCGAAGCCCTGGCAAAAGCCTATGAGGGCAATGATACAAAACTAGCTAAACTGGGAATTGGTTTGACCGCAACACAATTGAAAACAATGGATTTCAAAGGCACAACCGAAGCATTGTCAGACTTATACGGTGGCGCAGCCGCACGCAATGCTGAAACATTCCAGGGGCGCATTGATCGGTTAAAACAAGCATTTGATGAAGGCAAGGAATCAATTGGCGTTGCCCTGCTCCCAATCCTGGAGAAAATGATCGGATACATTTTTGAATACGGTGTGCCTATATTTAACAAATTTAAGGATGCCTGGGATGTTGTGGCTGATGCAATTGATCGAAACAAAGACAAGTTTTCAGAGTTTATTTCATTATTGCAAACCTATGTGTTGCCTATATTAGGCACAGTGTTTAGCAAAATCACAGAATTTGCAGGGAATGCAGTGGCATTCATAATTGATGTATTTGGCACAATCGCTGGCATTGTCACCCCAATTGTGAATGGAATTATTGACAACATAAACCGTGTGATCCGTGGACTCAACTTAATTAAGCCAGGACAAGACATTGCATACCTAAATCAAATTGGCGCACCCGCAGCAACCAACATGGGCGGTTATAGTGGAATTCCAAGTGGATCAGGATCAGGTGGATCATCAGGTTCAAGCAGTGGTGGTGGATCATCAGGCGGTGGAGTAAGTGGCGGAGCAGGTGGCTCAGGTTCGGGTGGAGCAATTGGCAACGCTGCGGCGGCAGTGAATTTACCTGATTTAGTTAATAAGTTGCAAGGTATATCAAACAAAATTGCTGACACAACATTTTTGCTAGCCACAGATGCAATCAGTTCAAAGAGTGCCCAAAAAACTTTAGATGGATTACAAAAACAATTTGATGTTTTGACCAAGCAAGCGGATGCCGCGCTGGGATTAGAAAACATTGCAATGCCACCAAAAACCTTTAATCCATTGAGTGGCACATTCGCTGGAGAAACTGGTCGTGATGCCCCAATCATCAATCTAACCGTGAATGGTGCAATTGATGCTGAGGGAACTGCCCGCACAATAACAACCGTGCTAAATGATTCTTATGATCGTGGCACTGGCGGTGCAAACAATTTCAACACTACTGGATCGTATAGTAAATTCGGATGACAGTCTGGAAGCCAATTTGGCAGCTAAAAATTGACGGTGTTGATTACACGAATTTAATCCTAAGCAATCTAACAATAACTAGTGGGCGCACTGACATTTATAGTCAAGCCCAAGCGGGCTATTGCAACATTGAATTGATCAATTTGGATCAAACCAATTATCAATTTGAAATCAATCAATCGGTGACAATCTCAGTTAAAGATTCAACCAACACATTTGTGCCGATATTTGGCGGCACTATTTCAGATTTGACTTTGAGTGTTTCAGATATTGGATCAGTGGCATTTGCTCAGACATACACAATCATTGCGCTGGGAGCATTGAGCCGTTTGCCAAAAATCATCACTGATGGCATTTTGGCTCATGATTATGATGGTGATCAGATTTATTCAGTATTAAGTGAAGTTTTATTTGCACAATGGCAACAAGTGCCAGCGGCATTAACCTGGGCAACTTATGATCCAACTCAGCAATGGATCAATGCCGAAAATAATGGACTGGGTGAAATTGATCAACCTGGTGATTACGATTTAGCAGCCCGCACATCTGAGCCAATTGACATTTACACATTGGTGGCAGGACTTGCAACCAGCGGTTTAGGTTATTTGTATGAAAATCCGCAGGGGCAAATTTCTTATGCTGATGCCACACACCGCAGCCAATACTTAGCAGCAAATGGTTATGTTGCATTATCTGCCAATGATGCGGATGGTCGCGGCTTAACAATACGCACCCGCACTGGAGATGTGCGCAACGCAATCACCCTGGGTTATGGCGCAAATTCAGCCAACACGGTTAGTGATTCTGATCCTGCATCAATCGCGCTTTATGGCAACTTATCCCAGCGCATTCAAACAACCCTGCACAATTTGGCGGATGCTGAGGATCAAGCAGCATTCTATTTGGAATTAAGGGCGTATCCATCAGCGCAATTTAAAGAGATTTCATACTCATTAACTAACCCTGAAATTGATGATTCTGATCGGGATAACTTAATCAAAACATTTATGGGGCAACCATTGCAGATTTCAGATTTGCCATTAAACATGAATGCAGGTGAGTTTTTGGGATTTGTTGAGGGCTGGACATTTTCAGCTGCTTACAATGAATTATCAATAACATTAACGGTTTCACCATTGGCTTATTCATTGCAAGCATTTAGATGGATAAATGTGCCAATTGCTGAACAATGGCAAACAGTCAATCCAACATTAGAGTGGCAATTTGCCACAGTAGTTTCATAGACAAGGAGAAAAAATGAGTAATCCAACAACACCATTTGGCTGGCAAATGCCAACAAACACAGATTTAGTCACTGATCTGCCCGCTGATTTTGAGGTTTTTGGTCAAGCGGTTGCCACATCAATGGCTGATTTATTAGGCGGCACAACTGGTCAGGTGTTAAAGAAAAACACAAATGCTGACATGGATTTTGTGTGGTCATCAGACAATGCTGGCATGACTAACCCAATGACTACAACGGGTGACACAATTTATTCATCAAGTGGTTCAACACCTGCAAGATTAGGAATTGGCACAACTGGTCAAGTTTTAACCGTTGCAGCGGGATTACCATCATGGGCGACACCCGCTGGAATTCCCGTTGGTGCAATTATTTTTTATGGCGCAAATTCAGCACCAACTGGATTTTTAAAATCAAATGGTGCGGCAATTTCACGATCAACTTATGCAAGTTTATTTAGTGCAATTGGAACAACTTTTGGTGTTGGTGATGGATCAACAACTTTTAATGTTCCCGACATGAGGGGTTATTTTGCGCGTGGTTGGGTTGATGATGGTTCAATTGATTCAGGTCGTGCATTTGGTTCAACTCAAACTGCCTCAAGTTTGGCATATAACAGATCAGGCGCATCAAATTTTCCAATTTCAGGTGGTCAAGATTTTGATTCAACTTTTAATGGAAGCGGTGGCAGTGGAACATCAGGAAACATTGAAACATTACAATTTGGAAGGGTGCGACCATACAATGTTGCATTCCTTGCTTGCATTAAGTATTAAGGAGAAAAAATGAAAATTTACAATTATGATGTTAATGGTATTTATGTAGGAGAATCAATTGCTGATGAATCTCCATTAGAGCCTGGCAAGTTTTTAATTCCAGCACTAGCAACTGAAATTGCACCACCTAAAGCAACTAAAGGAAAAATGGTTGTTTTTAATGGTAATAATTGGGAATTGCAAGATTTGCCCGTTGAGCCAATAATTGATAACTCAGAATGGGAAGCCCTAAAATCAGCACGCCTGGCAATTTTGGAAAAACTAGGATTGACAGCTGATGAAGCCAAACTATTGCTGGGCTAATGATCAGTCAAAATGGCTGGACTGCATCCGCTGATCCTAAAGAGATTGGCATTGGTTCATTCCAAGTGCCTGGCACAAAGATCAAATTGCGGTGTGCCAAAAAGGTTGCGCCGCTTTTGGTCACATTTGCATCAGAGTTTCACCAACACATTGAGCCAATTGATCAAGGGGCGTTGGATGATTGGGGTTACAACTTTAGGAATGTGCGCGGTTCAACTGACAAACTCAGCAACCATGCAAGCGGCACTGCAATTGATCTAAATGCAACAAAGCATCCATTGGGTCATGCAGGAACATTTTTGCCAATGCAATCAGTTTTGATTTTGGCGTTATGTAAAAAATATGGATTGACCTGGGGTGGCTCACCATCCTGGCGTAGAAAAGATGAAATGCATTTTGAGGTTTCAGTAAATGAAGCGCAATGCGCTGCATTGATTGAAAAGTTAAACCTAGAGAAGGCAGGTTGAAATGAAACAGGCAAAACTATTGCTGGCAAGTTGGTTGAGGTCATACTTAGCCGCTGCCCTGGCAGTATTCATGGCAGGTGGAGATTTAAAAGCAATCGCAATGGGTGGCGTGGCAGCAATTGCCCCAGTCATTTTGCGCTGGCTTAATCCTGATGACAAAGCATTTGGAACAAACGCTAAAAAATGAACACAAATGAATGGGTTGCGGTTATCAGCTGCGGGATTGGGTTACTAGCCGCAATCTATTCAGTCATCCGATTTGTAACAAAATCAATCATGCAAGAATTATTGCCAAATTCAGGCAAATCAATGCGTGATGAAATTAGAGTTTTATCCAAGCGCGTGGATGAGATTTACAGCATCCTGAGCGATAGGGGCAGCAGGTAAAAGTTTCAAACTGGGCACATAACCGTCTAAGTGTTTTAAATGAATAGCCAGGCGATTTGCATCCTGCTCAATCAACAATTCAGGGGTTAATGCCTTAACTGGGGTTGATGATGGTTGTTTCAGCCATTCAAGATTTTCATCAAAGAGATTTGATGCCCTAGTAACCTGCCCAAGTAAAGCGGACATCTGATCACCGTTGATGTATATCTCAAATTTGCGGATATTCGATTGTGACCTATCCCCTGGTTCAGATGCAGACATTTCAATCAGCAAATCCCCTGGGTTAATTACCCTTGCATCCTCACCGAATACAAAGGCACGCATACGGGATTTAAAATTAACTTCGGTGGTTGCCCGAATTCGACCTGATGAGTTCATAAATCCCCGTTGATTCATGTCCACTGCCGTGTCAGTGCTTGACCTTTGTCAGTGCTAGCACTTACCCTTTTTCCACTCAATGGTAGGCATTGAGTAAACAGTTAGACAAGGGATACATTCCAAATACTGAGATGATTTGATAATCCGCTTATCTACATTATGTAAAGTTAGATTTACATAATCTAAGCGTAATATCAAAACATTTATTTGGGTCTATCCCGTGGTCTGACCATATCAGATCGGGAGAATCTATATGGCACATTTCGGAGTGCTAGCACTCATTACTTCATTAACTGCAATCAGTTTCATTGCAGGTTTAAAGATCGGATACAAACGCGGAGATCATCAAGGTAGCCGCAGAGGATTTGCACGGGGCATCCAGGTATCCCGCCAAATTGTAAGCCAGGTGAATCATGCCGCTTGAAAACTATGAAACGGTATCTGAGCGCATTGAAAAGTTTTGGATGCGCTATCCGAGCGGGCGAATAGATCAAAGCATCATTCATCAGGATGGCACGCGTTACATTGTGCAAACTGATTTATTCAAAGATTCTAATGACCTGCTCCCCTACGCAACCGATTTTGCTGAGGAAATCAGATCAAGCAACAATCGGTTTCCATTAGAAAATGCAGCCACATCCTCAATTGGCAGAGCATTACACACTGGCGGGCTAAGCAAATTTAGTGAGGGAATTGCCCGTGAATCAGCTGACCGCATGGATCGGGTGAATCTAAGCATTGTGCCTGATCCTGAATTTGCAACCGTTGGTGCATCAATGGATGTAATGGTCAAAGAAATTTATGAGGGTGTTACTCATTCAGAGAAACCTCAGTGTTCACATGGCTACATGCTTGAAAAGGCTGGGGTCGGGAAAACTGGCAAGCCGTATTCAGGGTATGTGTGCGGATCAAAAACCAATCAATGCAAGCCGATTTGGAATTGATAATGGGCGGCATCTCATTCTCACGCGAAGGCGTAACCGCACACATCACCGCTGATGGTGAATTCCTAAATGACAAACAGGCTCAACAATGTGATTCATGTTTTGAGCCATTCAATCGGATTGACCTGATCAGGATCGTTGATGATCGGTTATCCATTTGCCGTGTTTGCTATCTAAAACACATCAGTAAATGATTCCAATAACACTGACCCAGGCAGAGGAGATCACATCTGCCAGGGTTGGTTTAGCACGGGCAGAATCCTGCAAAGTCAGCGGGGCTATCAATCGCCCTGGGTATGACTACTCAGGAAACTACAAAACCTACTTTGAGAAGATTGCAGCAAACATCATTGCAGTCGGTGCAGAGATAGCCGTGGCACGGGCGTTGGGATTCACTGATTTTGATCCCACAATCAACACATTCAAAGAGCGCGCTGACTTAGGTCGAAACATTGAAATCAAGTTCACATCATGGCTGGCTGGTCATTTGATCATTCAGCCTAGTGATCGTGATGATGATGTTGCAATCCTATGCACTGGCACTGCCCCTGACTACAAAGTCATTGGTTACTTACCCATTGCAGCAGCTAAAAAAACACGATTCCTGCACAAATCAGGATCGTATTGGGTAAGCCAAATAAACCTGCGACCTATTGAAACCCTAACAAAGAGCATCTATGCCAATGTATCCATTTGATTGTCGTATCTGCAAAATCAAATCCCAGGGCATTGTTCGCATAGTTGGTGACACCTTGCCACCTGGCATTGAGGTGCTGGAATGCACAGGGTGTGGAAACCTGGGTGTTGAATTTGTGGGCGAAACGCCCAACCCAAATGATGGCATATCCCTTGACTGACCGACTACGATCGCCAATGCCCGCTGGAGATGCGGAGCATAAAATCTCCACGCGCGGCTCACTAACGGGAATTCTATGTCTATTGCTATTGCAATTGACCAGCGTGGAAAAAACATATTCCGTTACTGCTATTGATCATTTCAAACTATATGCACACTCATTAGTTGTTGATGCTAAAGAATATAGATGTTTAGAATTACTCTGGACTAGAGAATCAAATTGGAATTACAAAGCAAAATCAAAGATATCAAGTGCTAAGGGCATCCCCCAACTGCTCAAATTAAAGACAAATGACCCAATAGAGCAGATCAATTTAGGGATCAAATACATCAAACACAGGCATAAAACGCCATGCAATGCCTGGGCTTATTGGCAGAAAAACAAACATTACTGATGATTACGGTGTTAATGGGTGCGCCAGGTGCAGGGAAAACAACCTGGCTTAAATCAAACAAATCAAATGAACATGTCTATTCAACTGAATTGGTGAGGATAGATCGTCAGATTGATGTGGACTATTACATGAATGCAATAAGAGTCAAAGCGGTTCGAGCAGCTGAATTTGGTAAAGACATCATTGCTGATGGCACTCATACAATCACACAACACAGATCGTTTTGGTTGAGGTTAGCCGATAGGCTAGAGATACAGACAAGGCTTATAGTGTTTGATACATCATTGCCATTGTTGATTGCAGGTAATGCAAGGCGTGAGCATCCATGTCCAACACAGGTGTTACGCAAACACCATGTGAGGATGCAGTCAGCCAAGCAGATCATCAAGCGCGAGCATTGGGATGAAGTAGAAACATTGGTGAGGAATGTCTAAGCAATGGCGCAATGGATCAACCCATAGATGGCGTGAGATACGCAAGCGCATCATTCAAAGAGATCAGGTGTGCCAGTTGTGTGGTCAAGATGAAGGACAAATGCACATTGATCATATAATCCCAAAATCCAGGGGCGGGTCAGATATGGATTTGAATCTGAGATTGTTGTGTCAATCGTGCAATTTGAGGAAGGGGGCATCATTTTTTGAGCGTGCGCCAACACCCCCGACTCTCCAGGGCTCATTTACCCCCACAAATGTGAGCATAAGTCATGACTAAGGATGATCAGGTTGTGAATAGTGATGATCAAGTCGTGATCAGTCGTGATCGGATTGAATCGGATTTTGCCCAGTCATTAGCAGGGGCATTTGGCTCAGCGACCCCCCGAATTCACTCACCGTTGAATGATTTACCCTCACGCGGGTTTGAAATCATAGATTTTGCATCAATGTTGAAGATTGATCTCATGCCCTGGCAAAAATTTGTGTTGGAGCATTCACACAAAATTAAACCTGATGGAAAATATGCCACCCCCCTGGTCTGCACGATTGTTAGTCGCCAGTCAGGAAAATCCACAATGATGTTGCTGCGCATTTTAGCTGGAATGTTTATTTTTGATGAGCCGCTGCAAATCTCATCAGCACATAGATTGACCACATCCCTGGAGCAATTTAGAACATTAGTTGGATTGATTGAAGGCAATGCAGAATTATCAAAAAAGGTTCAGCGGATTAAATGGTCACATGGCAATGAGGAAATCACGGTGCAAAACAAAAATGGCATTAGTAGATTTGCAATCAAAGCGGGTGGCAGTGCAGCCCGTGGCACATCACCAACAACGGTGCATTTAGATGAATTGCGCGAGCAGCATGATTTAGAATCATTTGCATCATTGCGGTATTCACTCTTAGCAGCTAAAAATCCCATGATCATGGCTTATTCATCAGCGGGTGATCAGCATTCATTGGTGTTGAATCAATTAAGAGATCGCGGGATTGCAGCCTCAGCGGGTGCTGATGACAACATTGCCTATTTTGAATGGTCTGCTCCAACTGATGATCCACGCGACCCCGCAAACATAATTGCTGCCGTGCCAGCATTAGGTCACACGATTCAGTTAGACAATATTGAACAATTGTTAAACGATCCCCCAGCGGTTGTTCAAACCGAGGTGTTGAGCAGATGGGTGGCAACAATAACCTCAGCCGTGGGTGAAATTGAATGGCGTGCTTGCCAATCCCCTGAGTTGGATTTAAACCCTGAAAAAATCACCTGGATGGCATTAGATCACTCACCTGATCGCCGCCATGCTGCATTGGTTGCCGCCCAGCAATTAGATAATGACAAATTTGTTATCAAACTATTGCACACCTGGACAAATGAATTGACCCTAGATGACAAAGCGATTGCAAATGATGCATCCGCCTATTGCCGCAAATACCCAATTGAGCATTTGTTGTTTAGCCGTAAGACAAGCGGTGCAGTTGCGGATCGGTTGCGCCATGCAGGAATCCCAGTGCAGGAAGCAGATGGCTACTATCCGCAAAGCGTTGATGAATTTTTGTCAGCAATTAACAGTGGCAGGTTGCGCCATCTAAATCAGGAATCTTTAAACATTCAGGTGCTATCAGCGGTGAAACTAAATCGCGGTGATGGCGGTGTGGTATTTGGTAGGCGTGCCAGTCAGTCAGCAATTTGCGCTGCCGTGGCTGGAGCATTGGTTTCACATTTTGCGACACGCCCAAGCACGGATGTGGACATTGTAGTCGGTTAATGGTATTCGCCTGAAAAAATTACCGCATGGCGATCCTGGATAGATTTAGATCAATAAAGTCTGATGCTCCAGTGGCATCCCCTGATGTTGCCGCAACTGACCTTGCACCATTAAACAATTTAAATTCACTTTACACATTTATTAACACACCCATTTCAGCTACTTATTCAGAGTTCATCAGTATCCCAAGCGCATCACGCGCTAAAGGAATAATTGCATCATCAATTGCGAGCATCCCATTAGTTTTGCGTGATCGTGATACTGGCGTGAGATTAGATTCACCGCGTGTGATAAATACACCCGATCCAAGACTCCCAGGTCAAGCGACTTATGGCTGGACAGCCAGTGACATTTTGCTTTATGGATTTGCATACTGGCAAATTAAAGAATTATACCAAGACACATTTAGAGTTAGATCAGTTGAGCGCATTGCTCCTGATCGTGTAGGAATTGAAACTAATGCCAATGCCACAGAGGTCACAGGATACACAGTTGATTCCATAAGAGTGCCTGATTCAGGCATTGGCAGTCTAGTTGTGTTTTACAATCCAGGTGATGTTGGTGTTTTAAATCGCGCAGGTCGAACAATTCGCACTGGCGCAGAATTAGAACGCGCAGCAATGAATTATGCACGCGAGCCAATTCCATCAATGGTTTTAAAATCAAATGGATCAGCATTGCCCGCAGATCGCATTGCAAAACTATTAGAGCAATGGGGCGTTGCGCGAAGAAATCGCACCACAGCCTATCTCAATGCTGACATCAATTTGGAAAAAGTTGGATTCTCACCTGATGAGTTAGGTTTGAATACCGCGCGTGAACACATTGCCACCGAAATTTCCAGGGCTTGCGGCATCCCCGCATATTTTACTGATGCCCCAAGTGGATCATCAATGACTTATTCAAACGCAGTAACCGCACGCCAAACATTATTGGATTTTAGTTTGATTCCAATTTGTGATGCAATTTCACAAAGATTATCAATGCCCGATTTCACACCATCATCACAAGTTGTTCGACATGATTTTGATGTGTATCTACGCGGTTCAGCCTATGAGCGCGCGCAAATTTACGAAATCTACAACCGCATTGGCGTGATGACCGCTGATGAAATTATGAGAAAAGAGGACATGGCGTTATGAAACTAACAACACCAATGCAGATCACCGCAGCTGATTCTGAATCAAGAACAATCAGTGGGCGAATTGTTGCATTTAATGAAGCAGCAAATGCATCAACTGGAAAAGTTATTTTTGCTAAAGGTTCAATTGCACCTAAAGATGTGTTTTTAAATTTAGAGCATGACCGCACCCGCAGAATTGGCAAAACATTGTCAATGACTATGAATGGCGACAAATCAATTGATGCCACATTTAAAATCGCAAACACCACCGCTGGCACAGATGCGCTAGTTGAAGCAATGGATGGATTGCGTGATGGATTCAGTGTCGAATTGGCAGTGAATGATTACGAGATGGCAAAGGATGGCACTATGAAGGTTTTATCAGGCGATTTGACTGGCGTTGCACTTACTAGTGAGCCAGCAATTAGATCAGCCCGCGTTTCAAGCGTGGCTGCAACAGAGGATTCTGAAACCGAAACTAAATCGGATGCAGATCAAACAACACCAACCGAAGGAGCAAACGAAGTGGCAGACACTACCGTTGAAACACCTGCTGCATCTGCTGAATCAGTAGAGGCAACACAATCAATCAAAGCAACATCACACACACCAATGTTTTATGCGAAGCCAAGAAACCCAATTGTAAATTTGGGATCATGGGCTGAACACACAATCAAAGCGCACCTGAATCCAAATTCAGATTCAGCACTTTATGTTCGCGCAACAAATGATGACCTGGGATCAACTAACCCAGCATTTAATCCAACACGCCAGTTAAATGAAGTTATCAATGGCATCAGCAATTCAACTAGAGGAAATATAGATGCGATAAGCCGTGGAATTTTGCCTGACTCAGGGCTTCAATTCCAAATTCCAAAAATTACCCAGGTGGCTGAGGTTGAGGCAGTTGCAGAGGGTGGCGCAGTAACTAACACAAATATTGCGAGCAGTTATCTAAATGTGGACATCAGCCGCTATGCAGGTCGCAATATTCTGACAACAGAAATCATTGAGCGCAGTTCCCCTGATTTCTTCAATGAGTTAATTTCAATTATGGCAGCGGCAATGGCATTGTCACAAACTAAAGCCGTTGGCACTGCATTATTAGCTGGAGCAACCGCAGATGGCACACCAACTGCAAACACTGCCGCTGGCTTGCTTGCATTTACATCACGATCAAACGCTGCAATCTATGGATCAACACAAAG